GTGGTGCATTCCCGCGACCTGTTCGAGGACCTGCATGGCTGGTCGCTGCGCGTCCGCGGCAAGGGAAACAAGGAACGGGATGTGCCGTTGACACCGCGCCTGGCGTTGGAGCTGCGAACCCTGCCGCCGGGGTGGGCGTTCCCCGGGGACGAGGGTGGGCATCTCTCTGCCCGGTGGGTGGGGAAGCTCGCCACCGGTGTTCTGCCGGATGGGTGGACGTTGCACACGTTGCGGCACTCGTTCGCCACCCACGTGTATGCCAGGTCTGATCTTGCGGTCACCCAGGATCTTCTGGGGCATGCATCCCCGGCTACGACCCGCGTCTACGTGCAAGTGGCGGATGGGCGTTTACGTTCCGCTGTCCTCGCCGCTGCTGCTGGTTGAGTGTTTCCCGGTGGTGGGTGTGTTGGTGAGGGCGAGGGTGTTGGAGAGGCCGAGGATGGCGGCTATGAGGGTGAGCCAGAGGTTGCTTTGGTTGGGGGTGATGAGGTTGTAGCTGACGGCGGTGGCGGCGGTGGCGATGAGGATGCGGTAGATCCAGGCGCGGGTGGCCGGGTTGGGGATGAGGTTGTTCATGGGGATGTCTTCCTATCGTGGTTGTTATTTTTTGTCTGCGTAGTATCCGGTGGGTGGGGGTGGTGGTGGTGGGGGTCCTTCGCCGCGGTAGATGTGGTCGATGAGGTCGCGGGTGTAGACCCAGAGGGTTCGTTCGCGGGTTTCGAGTTCGGCGAGGCGTTTTTCCAGTCGGGCGATGCGCCCGTACCTGGTTGCGGCGAGGCTGCCGGTGGCGGCGAGGGCGGCGACGGTGAGGGTGAGGAGCCAGTCAGGCATTCTGTTGCCCGTTCTCTCTCTGTTCGCGTTTGCGGGCGGCGATTTGTTGCCGCATTTGGATGAGAAGTCCGTCGGGGGCGGTGATGAAGGGTTGGCCGTTCGGACCGGGACGGACGGCTCCGGACATGATGAGCGCATTGACCTCGTCCATGCTGGTGAGGACGATGAGGTCGCCGTCGTCGGGGACGAGGTAGAGGGATTTGTCGATGGTGTCGTTGTTCTTGATGATGACGGCGGAGGGCATGTTCTCTTCTCCTGGGATGGGTGGGGTTGGGGTGATGATGGGCCAGCCGAGGATGTCTGCGGTCCAGCCGAGGTAGCGGCGTCCCCAGTTGTGTTCGGGCCAGTCCAATGGGACGGTGGCGTTGATGCCATAGCCGCCTGCATCGGTGGTGCGGATCATGCCGTCCCCGATGTAGAGGGCGACGTGCCCGTCACCGGCCGTGGCTCCAGAGCGCGCGGCGGTGTAGTAGACGGGCGCACCGATGTCGGGGTTGCGGTCGCCGGGATGTTTCAGCGGCGACCCGTTCCACCCGTCGATGGCGCGGGTGATCGGGGGCGGGTAGCCGTAGGCGGTGAGATCAGAGGTGATGGTGGTGTCGGGGGCGTAGGAGGACCAGACGAAGCCCAGGCACATGCCGTGTGGCCACCGCTGCTGGGCGAGGGCGTAGGCGATGGCTTGGGTGGGGGTTCGGAGGGCGGTCATGATGGGTTTCCGTGTCGGGGGATGTGGGAGGTGATGGTGAGGGTGGCTTCCGCGATGGCGATGGCGGGGGTGGCGGTGGCGTGGAGGGTGTAGGCGTGGGTGCCGGCCCGGCCGGTGACGGGGACGGTGAGGGTGAAGGGGACGGCGGCCAGCGCCCCGGATGCCCAGGGGGCGACGGTGTAGCGCCGGGAGGCGAGGGGGATGCCGTCCTGCCCTATTTGCACGGTGACGCCTTGGTTCGCTCCGGAGTCTTTGTTGATCAGGAGCATGTTCGCGTGGACGAGGGTCGGGGTGTCGGGGAAGACGCCGGTGGCGGTGAGGCCGGGGACGGCGGTGAGGGTTTGGCCCGTGGGGAGGATGAACTCGTCACCCTGGGTGGCGGAGGCCAGGACGGTGCCGGGGATCGGGTACCATCCGGCCGGGGTCGCGCCCTGCGGGTTGGTGTCGGGGTCGTAGGTGGCGTAGTAGCGTTCCGTCCATCCCTTGTCGGTGCGGATGGTGTGCGCGCCGTGGGTTTGCAGGGTGAGGCGTTCGCTCTCGCTTCCCGGGATGCCGAAGTGGGCGTCGCGAGCGTCGAGTGTGGGTGCGACCACGATGGGTGGGTTGGTGGCGGCGGGGATCCCGGCGGCGGTGAGGGCGGCTTCGACCCCGACGGCGAGGGCGGCGAGTTCGTCGCCGAGTTTGTAGGCTTTGGTGGCCCCGTCTGGGTAGGGGATGTTGTAGCGGCGGGTGTGTCCGGTCATGGGGCGAGTCCGATCGTGACGCGGCCGAGTTCGGCGAGGGTGAGGGTCGGGTCGTAGTCGGCGAGGGTCGGTGTGGGGTGGGTGACGAGCCGGTCGAGGGCAAGCGATCCGCCCGTCTCGATGGGGGTGGGGATGACGGTGACCTCGTGGGCCCACCCGGTGGTGTAGGTGAGGGTGCCGCCGATGATCTGGTACTGCGGCCCCATGCCCGCCACGCCGTTGAACGCGCTGCCGGGGAAGTGTAGAGGGGAAGGTTTTGCACGACGGGCCCCGGTAGAGGACCGCTTCGGTCTCCTCCGGCAACGGCAGACGCTTCATGTCGAAGGTCAGGGTGGGTGGGCGCAGTCTCCCGTTGAGACCGTTCACGATGGTGAGGATGTCGGTCAGGAGGCGGGTGGGGAAACGGTTGTAGGCGTCGCGGTAGCCGGGGACGAACTCGGTGGTGTCGAACGTCATGAACTGGGTGTCAACTTTCAGGACCCGCATCCCGGCAGGGTCGTACTGATCGGTGCGGCCCTGGATGAACCCTTGCGTGTAGAGGGTGCGTTTCTGCTCTCCCGGGGTGAGGGCAGGATCGGCCCCGTACCACCAGTAGGTGAGGTTCACCACGTCGATGGCATCGGCGACGGTGGACTCCACGGTGAGGTCGTTCACCCGCACCCGGGCTGCGGGCACAATCTGCCCGTCGGGGGCGTGAAGGGTGATCCTCCCGCTCTCCAGGGTGAGGGCGAGCGGGGACGCGGTAGCGAAACGGGCGACGGTGACCTCGTTCGCCCCCGGGTCGTAGGAGGGGACGGCGAGAGGCTCCGCCTGGTACGCCTGGTTGATCAGATCGCGCACGCTGCGGGCGGCCTCGGCTGCCTGCCCATGGAGGATCGGGACCGCTTTCGGGGTCCCTGCGGACAGGCGTGGGGTTTGAATCCAGTGGAGGATGGCGGACAGGCCATGCGTCCACAGGGTGCCCAACCGGTTTTCCGGGGTTTGCTCGGACCAGCCGCCCGCGCCCTCGACCCACCCGTCGAGCGCGTCCCCGGGCAGCACGGCCATGGCGAGGGTGGCGAGGGTGTCGGAGGCGGTCACCGTGACAACCCACACATCCTCGTCGGTGTCGGTGAGCGGGTTGTGGATGCGGTGCCGCTTCGCGGCCTGTTGGGTGATCACACCCCGGAACACCACCTGCTCCGGGGTTGCCTCCCGCACCCGGATCGCCACGGTCACCGGCCGCCCGATCCGCCTCGCGTCGGAGATGAACCCTCCCGTCCGATCGATCAGGGTCAGGGTGAGGACCCCGGGCTCCGGCTGCTCGTAGGCGTCGGTGCGTCCCCACCGGATGCGCACACCGTCCACCGCCACCATGTCCCCGCCGTCCCACACCTCCGGGACGGGAACGCCGCCGATGGCCACCCGAGCGCCTACGGCCGTCATAGCCTGCCTCCGGCGGGGGTGCGCCCACCGATGGCGGCGCTGTCGTCGAGAAGTTTCCTGATCTGCCGTGCGGTGCCCTCCGGGTCGGTGACCACACCGGTGACCGTGATCGTGACGTTCTGGTTCACGACCGTCGCGGACGGGAGAGCAGAGGCGGTGAACGGGGAGATGAAACCGGTGTACCCGGCAACGAAGACGGCCGGGACACCCCCGTAGCTGGAGGCGGTGGCGGAGGCGGTGGCATGTTTGCCGCCGGAGGTGGTTTTCTGTTGCGCGCCGAAGAGGCGAGAAAGCCAGTCGATGGCGGTCTTGATCCAGCCGATGAACGTTTTGATCCCGCCCACGATGCCGTCCCACACGTCGGATGCGACCTTCGACACCTCTTTCCAATGGGTGACCAGCACGATGATGATCGCGATGATCAAGCCGATGGCGGTAATGACCAAACCGATGGGGTTGGCGGTCATGGCGGCGTTGAACGCCCACTGCACCGCCGTGGCGATCTCCGCAATGGTCCGCCAGGCGCGGATCGCACCGTTCAAGACGAGGATCCCGCCGGCGAGGACGCTGACACCGGCGGCGAGGACGGTGGCGACACCGGTGTTCTTCGACACCCACCCGGCGAGATCGGTCAACGCCTGGGAAACCCACGTCACCACCGGCAGGAGCACGGTGCCAAGCTGGGCGGACACGTTCTGCCACTGTGCGGCGCTTCGCTGGGCGGCCCCTTCAGCAGTGTTCGCTTCACGGGCGAACTGGCCGGTGGCGTCCCCGGTTTGCTGGGTGAGCAGTTCCAGGATCGCCATGGCCTGCGCCTGCTTGCCCGCCGCCCCGGTCAACCCGGACGCACCATCCGCGGCGAGACGGGCGTTGATATCGGACTGTTTGATCGAGACGCCCGTACTTCTCGATAGGGTCGGTCTCTCTCTCGCCCAGCAGGGCGCTGAGCGCCTCGACAGCATCCGCGGCGGTGCCACCGTAGGTGGCCGAGAGGTCGGCACCTAATTTGATCAAGTCTTTCGTTTTGGGTTCCAGCTGGGAGATGGGTATACCCAGGTTTTTCAGTTGCGCACCCAGGATCGCCGCGGATTGTTGGGCTTGGTTCTGGGACAGGCCCACCGTCTTCCACGCCGACGCCGCCCACTTCTGAATATCGGATGCTTGCTGTTTGAACACGGTGGACACCGCACCCGCGGACTGTTGCATATCGGAGGCGGCATCGGCGGCGTCCTTGCCGAGGGCCAGTAGCCCCGCACCGGCAACACCAGCGATGAGGGACGCCTTGTCCGAGACCTTTTCTGAAACCGTCCGCGGCGCGCGAGGCAGCCTGGAAGCCTTTCTGGGCGTCTTTCGCGTCGGAGATGATCCGCACGGACAGGATCGCAGTCTTACTCACACTCTCACCCCTTTTCAGGTTCGGCCGCGGTCGGTTTCGGCCGCGGTCGGTGAGGATCGTCAGCACGGTTTGGATGAGCCGGTCGTCGGTTTCGGTCAACCACCGGGCCGGGTCGGTGCCGGTGGCCACGGCGATCTCGGTCAGAAGCCGGGCGGTGGACCCGGCAGGGTAGGGTCCACCCGCGAGGTCACCGCCTCCCCGCGGTCGTCCAGGGCAGGACTGACGTTCTGAATCACGTCGAGGAACGCATCAACCGTCGGCGTCTTCAACACGCCAGGGGCGGCTGGGTCGCGTTTGATCGCCGACCAGGCCATGAACGCCATCGCGAACAGGGGCGCATCGTCCAGGGCAGGCCACCCGGCACGGTCTCGGGCGATCTCGTACCGGGCGGCGTCGCTATACCCGGGACGGCAGACGAGGGTGGCGGCGGGGGCACCGGGTGGGGCGTAGGCGACGGACAGGCGGGGAAACTCGGCCGAATCGGTGGGCATGGTCATATTCCTTCTACTTTGTTAACCAAACTGTCGAGGTAGCGTTCATACAACGGCACCACACCGGTTGCGAACGCTGGGCAACCTCCGACAGGAACGGGTGCGGTTTGATATGCCGGGCGAACCATCCCCAATGGATCGGGTTCGCGTAGGGGACGGTGGCGTACCCGGCGCGGATGAACCCCGCCGTTTTGGTGCCGGAGGAGCGGATGCTCGCCGCCAGAGCGCCCGTGCGGCGGGCAACCCGGCCCCGCACGGCCGTGGCAGCGATGCGGGCGGCAGCAGTGTTGACCTGGGTGAAATCGGCCAGGTCGTCCCCTGCGGCCCGCAACGTGCGACGCAACCGGGCGAGCCCCTGAACCTGGAGAGCCCCCGCATCGGGTGTGTTCGCCATGCCGCTCACCCGCCGGTGATCGGGGTGAGGGTGGGACGACCGATCACGGGAAACTCGAAATCGACCTGCGAGGTGGACCCCACGTCCCCACCGAAGGCGGTGGGGCGAATCTTCAGAACACCCTCGAACTGACGGCCCGACGCGGTGGCCGGGGTGAACTTGAACGGTTTCGCCTGCCCGGCATGGGTGAAGCAATACTCCTGCACCGACGTTTTCGCACCCAAGTCGGCGTTCAGTTTCCCCTTCACCGTCCACGTTTCCGTGTCCGCCCCGGCCACGGTGTCGCCGGAGAGCACGAGCATGTCGTCCTCGCTCTTCACGTCCGGTTCCAGGGTGATCGAGGTCACCTGTGTCTCGAACACGGTGATGTCGGCGTTGTCGCCGATGATGAATTTGCCGGGGCCGGTCTTCTGCACGGTGGCGGTCATAACGGGTTTCCTTCTCTGTCAGGTGAGGGTAAGGGTGGTTTGCAGCCCGAGGAGGGGGTCCGGGGACAGGGACGGCAAGGTGAGAGTCACCGTCTGGACGACGCCGGTGATACCGGCCAGCCCGTCCAAGCCGTCCAACAGCGCGCCGAGGTCGTCCAAAACGATGCGGGAGGTGCCGGTGTCCGGGGTGACGGCAATCGCGTTGACGGTCGCGGTCACCCCACTGCCGCCCAGCCGGTCGAAGGTGAGAGTGTCCGGGATCAACCACACGCACGGCGGCACCATGTCCCGCGGGTCGATCACGCACGCCACCCCCGCCGCACTCCACTTTTCGGCCAGGGCGGTCAGGTCGGTGCCGAGGGTGGCCAGGGCGCTCATCCGACCGCCGGTGACTCGAAACCGTCCAAACCCAACATGCGGGCGATATCGGAGTCGTACCGGGCCGTGTAGGAGATCACATCACTGGTGAGCGCCTCCACACCGTTCGGACTGTTGCGCCTACGCAACAGACGCGCGCCCAGCATCAGAGCGCCGAGAGTGACCGAAGCCGGCCACGCCGTGTCCTCCGGCACGCCCGCCACCACCGGCAGGCCGCCGACATACGCGTTGACGGCACCCACGACCAGGCTCATATTCTGGTCGTCCGCGGGCACTTTCGACCAGGCGGAAAGCTGTGCAGCGGCCACGCCGCGCTTCTCGCCGACGACCATGCCGCTACTTGCCCGCCGTGTTCACGACTTTGAGGACGGCGCGCGGGTCGTTCACGATGGCGGCGATGTAGGAGAACACGCCCAGATCGATGCCACCGTTCGGGATGTTCAACGCCTCCACCTGGATCGGCCCCTTCTCGTACGGGGTGTAGGCGCGGGAGTCCGCCGCCAGGATCGTCCCGGACGGAAGCTCCGGGTCGCACTCGAAGGACAAACCCCCGGCGGTGCCGTTGGTGGTCCCCAGCTGCAGTTCGCCCTGCGAGCGAAGCCACCACGGCACCTCCGATTCCTTCAACGCCGCGAACGCCAACCACTGATCGGTGGCCATGCTGATGATGTCCAGCCGCGCCCCCAAGGTGACGGCGGCGACGCCGAGACCGGCGAGGGTCTGCGCGAACGTGGCACCGGGCGCGACGGTGGTCGCCGCGGTCAACAGCTCACTCACGAGCCACGCCTCGGTTTTGCGTTTGTAGTCGTCCATCGCTTAGGCGAGGGTTTGGGTGATGAACGCCCCGTCACCCAAATCAATGAACGCCCGGTCGAAGTCCCACCCGCCCGCACGGCGTACCGCGTCCGCGGACACCGGCACCGTCTTGATCGAGGAGGAGGGGATCGCCGCCGGGGCTCCCGCGTACGCGGTCAATAGTCGGCAGGGTCCCCAGATCGATCTTCCACCCCTGCACCTTCAGCGAGGACAACGGTTGCGGGGAACCCTTGTCGAAGAACGGGCGCACCGCACGGGACGCCTGCCACAACTCGTCCACCCACTGCGGGCGGGTGATCGTCGCCATCCCAGCATCATTGGCGGGAAGAACGTCATTCAACGCCGCCGTCAACAGCTGCGGGGGCGTGCCCCGCCGGTACCCGTCCGCGAACGCCGCCGACACCCGAGCCAGGGACAGGTCCCCACCGGTCGAAGGCACAACCTGCGCCGCCTGCACCGCCTGCGCGGTCGGGGCGGCGGTAGGGGGTGTTCTCCCGTTCGCGCGGGGCGGGCTGGGCCGGGGTGGCGGCCTGTGGGACGGTTTGTGGGACGGCTGGTGTGGGGTTCATGTTGTTCTCCTGGGTGGGGGTTTGGGCGGCGGTGACGGTGGTCACGCGGGCGTCCGGGTAGGCGGGCAGGGTGACGAGGGAGACCTCTCGGAGGGTGGCGGCGGACACCAGGAGGGTGTCCCCGTCGGCGGCGTAGGCGTAGTCGGTGATCATCGCCCCGACCGACAGGCCGTCCCGGGAACCGTTCTTCGCCTGGACGAGAGCGGTGTCACCGTCATGACCGGGATGCACGGTGAACGTCGCGTCGGCATGGTCGACGCCGTCCTGGAAGTCGGTCATGTAGCCGACCGCGGCAGCGTATGTGTCGTGTTGGATCAGCAGTTTCACCGCGGACAGGTCGGTGGGCACGGCAAGGGACCCCGCGGCGAACTGGGTCGGCCCGGTGGAGGCGTGACCGGTCTCACCGTAGGAGACGATCCGGCCGGTGATGGTGCGGGCGGCGGGCGAGGAAGCGGTCACCGTCACGGTGAGGGACGCCTGAAGAGGTTCAGGGGTGTGGGACTGACTCGGGTGGGGTGGATTGGTCATGGGGTGGGGTCTTCCTTCGGCGTGTCGGGGTTCTCCTGCGGGGTGTCGCCGCGCAGCGGAACACTCTGTCCGGCCTCGATGAGGCGGCACTCGTCGGGGGTGTAGATTCCCGCGGCTATGGCGGACTGGTAGCCCTGCATGCGCGCGTTGAAGTCACCGGCGATCAGGGCTGCGGTGACCGCCGTGCATTCCTGTCCCTGCGGGAGCACGTCCGGCAGGGTGAGGCGGGAGGTGATCGCGTCCACGTAGGGTTGCAGGGTGTAGTCCAGGAGTTCGCGGGATCGGGCGGGCACGGTGGTGTAGTTCATGCCGTTGCCTTCCACGGACACGTCCACCGCCCAGGCGGGCAGGTTGCAGGCGCGCGCCACGTCCAGGGCGGACTGGGTGTGCGCGGCGATCATCAACTGCTCCGGGGCCTGCCCCATCGTGGTCGCGTTCACGGTGGCGTTGGTGAAACCGACACCACCGTTCTCGCCCGTGCGGGCGGCGACCCACCGGGCGATCAGGGCGTCGATCTGCTCCTGCGGCATCGGGGGTCCACCGGTTTGGTGCAAATGGATCGAGGGCACCGGGTTGCGGTAGGCGCGCGTCGTGGCCCGCTTCAACGCAATCGCGTCCCGAATGTCCTGCGCCGCAGTGTGCAGGATGCCCTCGTGGGGGCATCGACGCGAATCCACTCACCAGGCTTCACCCGCCTGGAATCCACCGCCAGCAGGGTCCCCGCCCCATCGGTGCGGGCCTGCCACTCGGGCACCCACGCGAACCGGGACGGGTAACCGGTAGCATACCGTTCGGTGATCTCCAGGAACGCCCGCCCGTGGAACAGCAACGCATCGACGATCCATGCCAGTGTGATCGGGCGGGGCCGTCCGGCCTCGATCTGGGAAACCCAGCCCGGTTGCCCCGGGATCGGGATTCCGGTTTTCGTCACCTGCAACGGGAACCGGGCGATCTGCTGGCAGATCAGGTTCCGGGCGCGGGCGATGACCGGCACCGACATCGCCTCCCTGCGTCCGACCGGCATCGTCTCGGTCCCGAACAGCTCACCCAGGGTGAGGCGGGTGAGAACATCGTCATCCCGCCACGGCGAGGCCGCCGGTGCCATCAGGGACGACTGCCGAAGACCGGCCACCACCCGAAACGGACTGAGAATTCCCATACCCACCACCCTCAATGCGACCCCCTACACGGGGCGAATCAGCGGCGTTTCCGCTGCCTGCGCCGGTACTGCTCGCGAGCGCATTCCGCGTTCGTGACGCCGGGGTGGATGGTGTGTTCGTGGCGGACGGCGACGTCGTGGAATTCGCCGCGGTCCATGGCGAAACCGTGCCAGTAGGGGCATGCGTGGCAGCGCACGACGATCAGGCTCGCGGACTCGTCGCACCAGGTGTAGTCGGTGGTTTTTCGGGGCATGGGGGGTGTCCTTCTTTAGACGAATCGGAAGATCGGTTCGGCGGGGATGGGGTCGCCGTGGTCGTAGGCTCATAACCCGACCGCGGAGGCTTCCGGGCCGATGATCGCTCCGGTGGAGCGGGAGCGGGAGAACACTCGAACATCCCCCGACTGGCGCATGACCAGATTCGCGAGACCGGTGGTCAGGGTGCGGGAGCCGTCGTGTTTGAGGGTGCGGGCTTCGGTCACATACCCCAGCCACGCCTCGCACGCGGTCGCGAAGTCTTTGGGCCCGGTGGTGGACGGTTTCACGTACAGGGCGCCGGACTCGTAGGCGCGCTCCAGCTCGTCGGTGATCGCCCGGGTCGGCCCACCGTCGTCCGCGGCCAGATGCGCGGGCTGCCAGTGGGCGCACAGGTCGAGCAGGAACGGCACCACCCATGTGGTCCCGCCGGCGGTGTGCAGGATGCGAGTACACGGGGCCCCGTCGATGTCGCGCCAGGTGGCGCACACCGTCGCCAGCTCGTTCCCGGGAGAAACCGCGTAGGCGATGGCCAGAGCACGGCGGGAGGGAACCTGGATGGGGTCGGCGGTCAAGGCGGCGAAGTCCGCAGCAGGCACGAGCGGGTCGATGGTTTCGGTGAGCCGGTTCATGTAGGCGCGCATCCACTCCCCGCGCGGCTGGTTTGCTGCTTCTTTCTCCAACGCGGCCTGGGTGATCGTGTTCCCCAACGCCGGATGGAACACCCACCATGTTTTCGGTTCGTAGGGGTCCGCACCGTCGGGCATCGCCCACTCGGCGTAGAACATGTTCGGGTCTCCGGAGCGTCCGCGTTCCACGTACTCGTTCATGAACCCGGACTGTGCCGTGCCCTGGGTTCTGATCATCCAGATTTGCGATACCCCGTCCAGGGTGGACTGTGCGGGGCCGATAGCGCCCATCAGCTCCCCACCACGGACCGCATCGTGCTTCCAAATCTCGTCCAACGTCACCAGGTGCGGTGTCTCGCCGTGGATCGCGGACGGGGAGGGGGCGAACAAATGCACACCCGACCCGTTGGCGACGGTGATCGACTCGGTGCCCTGCGCCCGCCGAATCTTGAACAAAGACGCCAACGGTGAGGCCCCCACCAGCTCGCCGAGGTCGGTGAAGCGGGCGCGGGCGTCTTTCCCGGTCTGCGCGGTGAAAAACGCTTTGACCCCCGGGCGGGTCATGATCCGATGCAACTGCACCGGCCCCACCAGCGTGGTCTTCCTCGACTGGCGCGGCACCGTGACCAACACGATCTTGTACTTGTACGACCCGTCCGGATTCTTCTCCGTCGCCCCCCTCGCCACGATGCGCTGCCACGGCATCAACGGTTTCCCCAACGCCGCGGCAAGCTTTCCGATCTGATGACCCTCCGTGGCCGCGGCCGGATCGAGCGGGGTCAGGAACCGGGGTTCAGGAGCGAACACCGTCAGCCGCATCGTCCTGCAACAGGGCGGCGACAACCTCGTCCAGTGCGTCACGGCGGGTGGCTTCCGGTTGCGGCAGCGACGCCAACACCTCGTTCATCACCCGTAGCAGGTTCGCCCGCCCGCTCGGGGCACCCCGCCCGGTCGAGGAATCCAGGTCACGGGCCGTGACCCTCGCCAGCTCACACACACCCGCATGATGCGCCTGCACATACCCCAACCGGGTCAACTCATCAATCTGCGCCACCACCATCGCCTCCAGACCCCCACGGCCGGGACGAAAGCTTCGAAACCCGGGAGCGTCACGGATTCAACCGCATCACCACTCATCGCTCTCATTCCTCTCGGATCACTTTTTTTCAGGACGTTTCGGGGGGATACGGACACGCTGCGCGGGATGTCCCGGCTACTCGACAGTAAAAAAATCCCGCCCGTCCTCAACGATCTCCTCCCCCGTCACCGCACGATTCCCCCGCGCCTCGTTACACCGCCTGTGCGCCGGGGCAAGATTCAACACGTCGTACACGGCACCCCCCTTCGAGCGGGGCACCACGTGATCGGCCGTATCCGCACCCGGGAGACCACACAACCAACACGTGTCCCCATACGTGGCAAGCGTCAACGCCACGAACTGCTGCGCACGACGCCCACCCCACCCCGGCTGCGAAACCCCCGGCTCCGCCACCACACCCGGACCACGACCCAGCCCACTCACCACACACCACCATCCGGGTCGAAACGGGCGGCCTCGAACACCTGGAACACCGGCCGCGGATGGGTGCGCCAATGCTCGACGAGCTCCGCCGACGCATACGCATACGCCCGAGCGGCAGGACCAAGGAACAAACTGTAGGGGTCGATACCCAACCGCCTCCCCCAAGCGTTCAACATCGCACCCCGCGTCTCCTCCTCCGCCACCACATACGCCGCCTGCCGCACCACCTCGAACTCCTCACGCAGGCCACGCCACCGCGACACGGCGAACCCGAACACCGGCGAGGTCACCACACACCACCCGATACCCTGGGGCCGTGCCCACCATCGACGCCACCCGGCTTGCCCTTACCCTCACCCTCGTCCTGGCCGCGGCCGGTCTGATCACCGTGCTCGGCATCCTGATCCAGTTCGCGATCATCCGCACCGCCGTGCTGTCGGCTCTGCGCCAACACGCCCACGAGAACCGCGCGCACCCGCCCGGCACGGGCACGCCGCCGCTCACCCAGCAACAGACCGTAACCACCCCAGGCCAGGACCACGAACAGCAGCAGCAGCCACCCCGGCGTCTCCAGATCGGGGACACGCTCCAAACACGCCGCGATCACCGCCGCACCTCCCGCCGCGCCAACCGGTCCGCGTAGATCGCGTCCATATCCACCCGGTCATACCCGACGAGCAGCCGTCGGCCCGCGACCAGCCAGGGACCCGCCATCCCGTCATGCCCGCCCGTGGCCACCAACACGGCCACGAACCGGACCTGCGCCGCGGCACGCCGCCGCTGATCCTCCGCCACAATCGTGGAAGCACGGTCCGCAGCCGCGTCCAAACCGCGGGCGGTGTGCCGCAACGACGCCACCACCACCCGGCGGTCCGCCTCAGCCGAGGTCGAAGACCTGCTGAACATACTCATCACGATTGGTTTTCCTTCCAAGGTCTGCGGCCATCCAGGCCAACTCTTCCCGGGTGTAGACGCGGCCCGGGGCCACCACCTGCCCGGTCCGGCTGGTAAACCGCCCATCACACCGGGCACCACACCCATGACGACACCACCCCGACGCATCCCACCCATGCCGGGCACCCACCGGCCGATACGGCGCACACCGCATCGCCTGCCTCATCGCCCACCCCCACGACGGCGGACACTACCGACGCTGAACCAGTCCCACACCACAGCGACACCCCACACGGCCGCGATCAGGGGAAGGATCAAGGCGGGCATCACCGGGGCACCTCGCAGTCCGCCCGATAGCACATGCAGGCCCCGGGGTATGACGACGAGGGGCCATGCATCACGATCCCCTCGCCGCCACCGGAGACCCGGACGCCGTTCGCAAACTCGCCGTCGCCGTGCTTCATCTTTCCGACGCGATCAAGAGCATCGCCCGAGAACTCGACAAGCCCAGGTCCTGACCAATCGCAGTCGGCTCGATAGCACTGACACTCCCCATACGGCGTCGGGCCATGTCCAGCCCGCCCCACGGCGACACCCGTCTCCCTCACCGCGTTCGGCGGGTTCACATCCACGCCCGCCAGCAGTTGGGCCGACACGTTCGCGAGGTGCTTGGACACCTCCGCATCGGTGATGTCGTCGGCGGTGACGATCTCAGCTGCGGCGCGTTTCCTCCCGTGACTGTCCGTCTCGATATCGAACACGACAGTGATGGCATGCTCCCGCGGGTTGATCCTCTTGATCCGGGTCAGGTATTTCGTGATCATCGGTGTTTTCTTCTTCCTGCTGTTTGGTGAGTGTTGGGAGCGGTGGGCCCCCCACAGCCGAATGGGCACGGTTTTTAGGCGCGCCACATCAGCAGAGAGGGACCCACCGCGGGGTGCTGCTCTTCGGAGCCGCGCCGGTCGCTATCGGGCCACCACCCCTTTCGGGACGGTCAGGGCCGGGATGTGTGACAGAGGATTCATCTGGGGTGCGCCGCCCGGGCCTGTCTTTATCAGCGCGCTCTGCCACTCGTGGTCACTTTTGGTAACGCGGGTACAGCTCCGCGGGTCCCACCCCTACACGGGGCGTAGTGTCGTACCTGTTTCAGCCATATTCAGTTATCCCCTTCCACGAAGAAACAGGAGAACCACGAGGATGACGTGAAATCACATTTTTGTGCATGGATCATCTGATTGCGATCTTGCGACCAGAGACACGCATTTGGAGCGGCGTGTCGAGAAATTGGTTATCTCCGTACTACCCTGGGCATCATGACAATCACGACGACTCCGGGGATCGATGCCCTACACAAGCGACTTCGCATGGCACGCATCGGCGCAGACCTGGAGCAAGCGGATATCTCTGAGCGACTGGGCGTCGCACGCAACACCGTGAGCAACTGGGAGACGGGGCGCTCGGAGCCCTCCGCAACCCACTTCGTTCAGTGGGCGCTCATCTGCGGTGTCCCGCTCGAATGGCTGGGGGCCATTAACGATGAAACCCCCGCCGAAGCGGGGGTTTCACATGATGGTGCGCCACGAGGGATTCGAACCCCCAACCTTCTGATCCGTAGTCAGATGCTCTATCCGTTGAGCTAG